AAAGGCGTTGCGCAATAAAAGCGAACAAAAATTCCCCAAACAGAATTTTGTTCGCTAAAATTTTATTTAATTAAACCGAACATTTATTCATTCTGTTTAGGGATATTATGTTCACTTAAATATTCTATCTTTTTCTACTATACCATTATATATTACTTAATAAAATTTGTCAATACCTTTTTGTTATTTTGTTAAGAAATTTTTTATTAGTTCATATATATTATGTTTTATTTTTTGGTTTTCAAAATATACAAGTCCTGATTTAAAATTATCTACAAACAATTTCCAAAAATTATATTTACGCATTGCATTAAACATCATAGTATTTGGTGTATGGTCTTTAAGTGTCATTGAAAAAATGTATGGAGTGTATTTATCATAGTCCATTGAAACGAAAACTTTTCCGTTCGTGATAGTCGTTCCAGATACCGATATATTTCATCATTATATACTATTGCAAAGCTGAACTTTGCTGAACCTGATTTCTTTTCGATAAAGTTTTTATTTTTATCCATGATTTTATTTTTCATTGCGTATTGTTCGTAAGGTGTACCTTTTGCAAGTTTTCCGAATTAGTGTATTTTCTCTATCTTTCCTAAAATCTTCATTATTCATAAATTGAACAAGAATAAGATTTTCTTTAAATAATTTTATATCATTATTATATGGAAGTTGTAAGTCAAAGAATTGAAAAAGTGGTGAATATTCAATTCCGTTCGACTGCATTTCCAAGAATAAAAATTTTAATATCTGATCTATTACGAATAATACTGTCTAGGATACCCATTAAGATCATTCCGTTCATTTGGCAAATAATAACGTTTATTTTTTTCTATTGGGTATTCGTCAATTATAATTGTTTTAACATTTTGATAAACGGAAGATTTAAGATCCTGTGCTTCTGTCATACGTTTTGCAAAACCGAAAGACTTCATTATTAAAATAAAATTTACGTTCTTTTGCTTTAAGTTCAATATTAGGGAATGTGTCTTTTATATCATCAAAGAAGTCTTTTTGATTTTTAGTTTTTTCAAATATTTCTTTAAGTTCATTGTCATAACGTCTTAAATAAAGGAATTGTGAACCCTTTTTGTTATATTGTTCAATAACATATTTTTTCGCACCAAAGGACTTTCCGACAACCGCCTTTCTCCGATCAGAACGTTTACAGGGCAGTTATAAGATAAAATTCTGTGATAGTCGTAAAAATGCAAAGGGTTCACCTACTTTCCTAAAAGAATTGCAAAAGTAAAAGTTATGGTGCAGTCTTTCACGACAAATATACAAAACACTTGCTTTTCACACCGAACACGAAATATATTCGTGGTGTTTTCGTATTTACAACCATATTAAACCTTTAATTTCGCAATTAATATTATATCACATTTTAAGTATAAAATGCAAGTATAAGGTTATAATAATATTAAACTTTTTTCAAAACTTTTTTAAAAATAATTTGTAAAAAAGTATTGACATTTGTAAAATAACGTAGTATAATGTAGATAAAGTTAAGGAAAGGAGATTTTTAAAATGAATAATGAAGATGAAATTCAGTTAAGAATTGATCTACTATTAAAAAGTTTTGAAAAATATAAAGTAAAAATTGATAAAATTACAATATCACCTGAAATTAGAACAACTTATATTGATGAAAGTTCTAGATTTTTTATAAATTTTTGGTATCAGAAAAAATTAGTTGAATATAGTCCAAAAATGACACTTGAACAAATTAATTTTTATTTAAAAGGTTTAGGGTGTGCTTATACTTATTCATGGAAAGAAGTTTTAGAAAGGTAGGTGTATATATGAAAGTTGATATTTTTAGTACAAATAAAAAATATAATATTATTTATGCAGATCCTCCTTGGAGTTATAGAAATATGGGAAATATACAAGCAACAGCAAATCAACATTACAACACCATGAAACAGGAAGATCTAGAAGAATTGGGAAAAGTAATAAAGAATATTAGTGATACAAATTGCATGTTGTTTATATGGGTTACTTTTCCAAAATTACAAGAGGGATTAAATACAATAAAAGCATGGGGATTTGAATATAAAACGATTGGATTTAATTGGATAAAGAAAAATAAAAATGGAAGCAATTTTTTTGGAGTAGGTTGGTATACAAAAAGCAATTCTGAAATATGTTTAATTGGAGTTAAAGGAAAACCAATAAAGAAAAGTAATTCAATTTCACAAATAATAGAAACTGTTAGAGAAGAACATAGTAAGAAACCTGAAATTGTTAGAGAAAAAATAGTTGAATTTGTGGGAGATTTACCAAGAATAGAATTATTTGCAAGACAACAAGTAGATGGTTGGGATTGTTGGGGAAATGAAGTTTAGAAGATAGGTAGGTGTATATATGAAAGAAGAAGAAATAATAGCATATTTAAAATTAAAAGTTAATATAACAAAGAAACAAATTGAAGATGGAAGTTTATTTTTATATGTGGAAGATACAAAAAAAGAAATTAATGCAATACAAGGTTTATTAGATTTATATAATAAAGAAAAAGAAAAGAATAAAGAATTATTAGAAGGATTAAAATATAGAGTCAATTATTGCAAATTATTAGAAAAAGAACTTTATGAAGATACAGATATGGAGTATGAAATGGAATTAACTAAAATAGAACAAAAATATATACAAGAACTCTTAAATAAGGAGGAATAACTAATGAATAATGAAGAAGAAATAATAAATAATATAAAAACAATGTTAGAAAATAATGAAAATATATTTGAAGAGACTGGAACTTATATATATTTTAGTAAACCAGTAGAAGAAGATGTTAAATGTTTATTAGATTTATATGAAAAAGAAAAAGAAAAGAATAAACAGAAAGATATTATTATAAATTTATATAAAATTATGTATAATGAAATTATAAAGGAGAATAAGGAAAATGGATAATTCAAAAGAAATTGAAGAAGCATTAAAGAAAATATATTCTTTTAATATAAAAGTAAAATGGCTTGATTTTAGAATATATGAAGTAAAAGGATATATTGAAAACAAAGTTTTTAAAGTTAAAGTTTGTCAAGATGTCTTAAAAAGTTTTGATGAAAATATTTCTGACTTTTTAGAAATTATTGACAAACAACTAGCAATATTATATTATAAAAAGGTAGGTGAAAAATAATGAAAGAAGCTTTACAAATTATACAGGAATTAGATCTTCCTGAAGAAGTCAAAGAACTGGCACGAAAAGTTTTAAAAGATTAAGTATATAATAAAAATTATATAGGTTTATTCGTTTAACCATAAAACGAAAATATCAATATTATTTAACCGCACCAATGCGAAAAATTGGAGAAAGTGAAGGAAAATTATGAAAAAACAAGAAAAGAAAACAGAATTCAAGAAAAATGACGAAAATATTGGAGCATTATGGATCAAGAAAACTTCAAAAGCTTCTTTTTTATCAGGAATTATTGAAGATGAAGAAGGAAACAAAACAAGAATAGTTGTATTTAAAAACAAATTTAAAGAAAGAGACAATCAACCAGATTACAGAATTTTGAAAGCAAGAGAGCTTGAAGAAAAAGAAGAAGTTGAAGAAACAGTTGATGAATTATCATTTTAAATAAATGTAAACAATAAAAATAGAAGGGTAGGTGATTTGAAAATGAAAACAGTAAAAGGAATATATTTAAACTTAAATGAAAGTGATTATTGTTTTAACTTCAAAGGCTTATCCTTTTATTTTTCAAGTAAAATGTACATGGAAAAATTTAAAGAAAATGTGCTTCATTTTGTAGAACAAGAAACAATAAAATTTGAAATTAAGTATAAAATGACAATTAATCTTGATTTATATTTTATGTTAGTATTATATAATAGAATTGAAAAACGTGGTTTTAGAGTTTATGATAATATTAATAAAAAAGAACTTTCAAGAAAATCAGTATTTATAACAAATATATTATAATAGGAGAAAAAAGAAATGGCAGATAGTAAAATAAGATGGAATAGATCAGATACTGCGACTTTATCTAGGGCGGTTCGTGATTTTAATAAAAAAGTAAGAGAACTAAAAACGGAAGAAAATAAGTTGTATTTGCCTGATGAAATTTCTTATAAAGAAACAAAAGAAAATATAACAACACGTAGGGAACTTAATAGAATGATAAATTCTTTGAAACGTTTTAAAAGGGAAGGTGCAGAAGAACTTTACACAACACAGGCAGGAGAACAAATGACAAAATGGGAAAGAAGGGAACTTGGAATTCAAGCACGTGTTGCAATTCGAAGATTAAATAGAGAACTTGCAGAACTAGGAGTTCCAAAAGAGCGGACAAAAATATAGTAGAATTCAAATGGGAAGTCAAAGAGCAAGAGAAATTACACGTCAAATTGAAAGATTACGTGATATAGAAAATAGGACAAACTATGAATTTAAACGTTTAAAAGAAAGTATAAAATTTCAGGGTGCTTCTGATTTTGAAATGAAAAAAGCTAGCATTTTTCGTGAAAACTATATAAAAGAAATGGAAAAATATAAAGGTTTTCAAAATTACGAAATATTTATGAATAAATTAAAATCAATTAAGAACCCTACCCAATTCTATAATTTTGTAAGTAAAAATGAACTTATGCAAGACTTAACATATCAAAGTGACGAATTTTACACGCAGGAAGCATTTAATACTTTTATTTCACAATTTGGCATTGATATTCAAGGTGATATGGAAACTCTTGAAAATTTAAATATACTTCAAGAAAACTATAACGAATAAAGGAAGGTGAAGCTTATGTGAAAAGGTTTATGACAGATTTTGAAACTGCAACGTGGCTTGAAGATGAAACTTACGTGTGGGCTTGGGCTTCCTGTGAAATAGGAAATGAAGAAAATTTAAAAATAGGAAATACTATTGAAACTTTTATTGATTATTGTTTGGAAAATAAAAATAGTATTTTTTATTTTCACAATTTAAAATTTGACGGTGAATTTATTATTTATTGGGCTTTAAAACATGGCTTCAAACACGTTCAGGATAAAAAAGACGCCGATAATATGACGTTTACAACACTTATAAATGAAATGGGGCAATTTTATGAAATTACATTATATTTTGAAAAAGGAAACAAAAGAGTGAAAAAACTTACATTTATTGATAGTTTAAAAATTATCCCTTTTTCAGTATCAGAAATTGCAAAAGCATTTAATTTGACAGAAAGTAAACTTGAAATAGATTATAAAAGACCGAGAAGAAAAGGTCATATATTAACAGAAGAAGAAAAAGCATATATAAAAAATGACGTTGTAATAGTTGCAAAAGCTTTAAATGTATTATTTAGTGAAAAACTAGATAGAATGACAGAAGGTTCAAATGCGCTTCATGATTTTAAAGAAATACTTCGGAAAATCAAAATTTGAACATTATTTTCCAAAGCTTGAATATGAAATAGACAAAGATTTAAGAAAAAGCTATAAAGGTGGCTTTACTTACCTTAACCCTATTTATAAAGAAAAAGATGTAGGAAAAGGATCAGTTCTTGATGTCAATTCTTTATACCCTAGTGTTATGTATGAAAAAATGCTTCCTTTTGGTGAACCTGTATTTTTTGAAGGACAGTATGAAGAAGATAAAATATATCCACTTTTTATTCAGATGATAACGTGTTCGTTTGAAATAAAGAAAAACAGAATACCAATGATACAAATAAAAAATAACCGTATGTATTTTAGACCGAATGAATATCTTGAAAGTTCAGGTGGCGAAGTTGTTTGTCTAGTTTTAACAAATGTTGATTTAAAGTTATTTTTAGAACAATATAAAGTATATGACTTAAAATACGAGTGCGGTTGGAAGTTTAAAGGAATTCAGGGGCTTTTTACAAAGTATATTGATAAATGGATCAAGATAAAAAATGAAAGCACACTTTCAGGAAATAAAGGAATGCGAACTCTTGCAAAACTTATGCTAAACTCTTTATATGGAAAATTTGCAACTTCTCTTGATGTTCAAAGCAAAATTCCATATTTACGGTGAAGATGATATTGTTCATTATAGTATATCAGAAAAAGAAGAAAAAGACGGAATATATCTTCCTGTCGGCGCATTCATTACTGCGTATGCAAGAGAAAAAACAATAAGAACTTCGCAAAGCATAAAAGATTATTCAATAGAAAAATACGGAAAAGACTTATATATTTATTCTGATACAGATAGCATTCATTCTCTTTTACCAATAGAAGAACTTAAAAAATTTTGTGATATAGATCCTGTAAGGCTTGGTGCTTGGAAACATGAAGGAAATTTTGAAAAAGCAAAATTCATAAGACAGAAATGTTATATTGAAATGATAGATAGAAACCTACAAATTACATGTGCAGGAATGCCTAAAAGTTGCTATAAATATGTAAATTGGGAAGATTTTAAGACTGGGTTTACATGCAAACGGAAAACTTACATTTAAACACGTAAAAGGTCGGTGTAATATTAGTTGACACCGAATATACTATAAAAGAAGAAAACTTTATATCTCATCTTGAAAAATATAAAAAGAAATGATATAATTTTTATATAAAAAGAAACAATAGAAAAAGGGGTTTTATTTATGGAAATTGAAATCTTATTAGAAAAACTTAACTTTTCAAGCATGATATGGGAAATTGCAATTCCACTTATTTTTAGTCTTGCGGATGTAATAACAGGATATATTCAAGCAGTAATTAATAATGATGTAGACAGTCAAAAAATGCGTGTCGGTTTACTTCATAAAATTTTAATTATTCTTGTAATTATTTTATCATTTATAATTGGACTTGCTTTTAATATTTCATTTATTCCAAAGACTGTTTGTATTTATGTATTTATAATGGAATTTGTATCAATACTTGAAAATCTTAAAAAAGCAGGACTTGACCTTGGAAAACTTGGAAATATTTTAAAAGATAAAACAGAAGGTGGAAAATAATATGCAAAAAGTATATTTTAAAAGTAAATGTGGCGAAGAATATATATCAGAGCATTTTCAGTATAAAGAATTTGCGTGTCATGACGGAAGCAACAGATTTTTACTTGATACTGATATGATACCTGTAATTGAAAAATATAGACAATATGAAGAAAGAAGTCAAAGGATAAATTCTGCATTTAGAACGCCTTCATATAATAAAAAAGTAGGTGGAACAAGTTTAAGTTATCATTTAAAAGGACAAGCTTTCGACTTGCAATTTTATAAAACTGAAAGAATTCCAAATATTGATACAATGTGCGCATTCTTCAATACTTTAAAAGTAAAAGGAATTATAAAATATTCGTGGGGTGTTCATATTGATTTAAGAAAATATGTATATCATGCAAGTAGCACAGGAAAAAGACTTGAATTTAAAAAGATATATATTCCACTAGATAAAACTTTAAGAAAAGGAAGCAAAACAAATGACGTTGGTGTTTTACAATTTATGTTAAAACAAGAAGGTTATGGGCTGGAAATTGACTGCATATTTGGAAGAAAAACTGAAAATGCAGTAAGACATTATCAGGAAACAAGAAATTTAAGACTTATTGACGGAATAGTCGGAAAAGAAACATGGGGAAGTTTAATAAAATAAGTTATACACATAGTTATCCACATTTTGTTGATAACTATGTGAATAAATATAAAGGAATGATGAAAATGAAAATACCAAGAAAAATTGCAGAATTCGTTTGTGAAATATTAAACGAATTTGAAAAAGATAAACAAAACTATTATGCTAACAAATGGAATGACATAATTGATAATATAGAAAAGGAAGGAAATCATATTCCTAGAATTGATTAAGGTTTAAATTATGGCAACAATAGAAGCTAGAATAGCACCGTTTATAAATATTGAATTTGTTGTAACTTCTGTATGGTGGGAAGAACCTAGAAATCATAGGCGGTCTTGATATTGCAACTTATACAAGTGCAGGTGACAATGTTCCACTTTATTCAATGTGTAATGGTGAAGTTGTATTAAAAAGTTATGATGAAGACGGATACGGAAATTATATAATAATGAAAGATAGCACAACAGGAATGGGCTTTTTGTATGCGCATCTTAAAAAACCTTCAGTCAAAAATGTAGGTGATATCGTAAGAATTGGTGAATTTGTCGGAATAGAAGGAACGACAGGATCAAGTACTCGGAATTCACCTTCATTTAGAAATGCAAGATATATCAGAACATTCTTGGATATTTAATGCACCAAAGGAAACATATACAAACCCTGCTGACTTTTTAGGAATTCCAAACGTAGAAGGAACAGTTGCGATATATTATGAAACACCAATTCCTACTACGCCAAAAAGAAATAAGTTTAAATGGGTGCTATATGCAAGAAAATTAAGAAATAGGAATAAAATTTAAAAGAAAGGGGCAATATAAAATGGATAATAAAAAATTTAGTGAAATGCTTGACAAAATGCAAGAAAAAATAGGAAAAGAAGCTTCATCAAAAATTGCTGATGACATTGGACTTTTAATTACTGAAAATTCACTTGCAAATCAAGAAATTGAAAAACGTGATACAGAAATTACAAAATTAAAATCAGATAAAGATCAGCTTCAAGAAACAAATATGTCACTTCTTCAGCAAGTTAGAATGACAAACGATAATTTTGGAAGCTCTAAAAAAGAAGAAAGTGAACCTGAAAAGAAAATAATTGACTTCAAATCAGTATTTGATGAAAAAGGAAATTTTAAACACTAAAAGAATGTTTGTAAAAATGTCAAGAAAACACTTGACATTTTTATTTTTTATTTATATAATAATTATGTAAAAATTTAATTAGTAAAGGAGAGATTTTTTATGGCAATTCCTGAAGGTTTAAAAACCGCTTTAAACAATATTCGTGAAACAAGTATTGATAATAATACATTGTATCACAGATACGTTCCTGAAATATTCGATGACACAGATATAGGTTCTTTTGCAAGTCCTATTTTAAATAACCCAAATGTCATGAATGAATTCATGAACGTTTTAGTTCAAAGAATAGTTTATACACAAGTTGATACAAAACTATTCAGAAACCCTTTAAGAGTTCTTGAAGGTGATAGAATTCCACTTGGTTCTATCGGACAAGAAATTCATATTAACCCTGCAAAAGCAAGAAGATTTAATGTTGATGATTTCGCAGGACTTCTTGCAAAATATGAAGCTGATATTAAGGTTCAATATCATCATTTAAATGCAGACCTTCAATACTGCGTAACAATAACAAGAGCAAAATTAAAAGACGCTTTCGTATCTTGGTCAACGTTAGAAAACTTTATTGATGGTTTAACTCAAAGCTTATACAACGGCGCCTACATCGATCAGTATAATATGACCAAAGATTTAGTATCAAGTGCTTATGCTTCAAATAATGTAAGAGTTGAAGTTGTATCTGCAATTTCAAGTGAAGCAACAGCAAAAGCATTCTTAACAAAAGCAAGAGAATTATACTTAAATATGCAAACACCTTCTACAAAATACAACGCATGGGGTCAAATTGGTGGCTATGGTAGAGAAATTTTAACATGGTCAAACCCTGAAGATATAGTATTTTTATTAAGAAATGATATAGCTTCATATATTGATGTAAACGCACTAGCAAGTGCTTTCAATATTGATAAAGCTACACTTCTTGGAAATATTATATATGTAAATGACTTTGACGAATACGACAATGAAGGAACAAAAATATTTGACGGAAGCGCTATTATGGGAATGATCCGGAGATAAGGCATGGTTCAGAATAAAAGAACAAGAAATGACAATGGACGAGTTCTACAATGCAAACAACCGTACATGGCAATATTATTTAAATGTTGTAAGAATGTATTCATATTCATTATTTGCAAATGCAATAGTTCTTGCAACTTCTGCACCTTCTGTTCCTGCTTCTGAATTAAAATTTAATGAAACAAACCCAACAGTTGTTGAGGGCGCTAAAATAACATTATCACTTACAACTACACCTTTCCAAGCAAATCCTACAATAACATTTAGCTCAGGAACAGTAGCAAAAGCAACAGTTACAAAAATTGATAATAAACATGTTGAAGTTACAGGTGTTGACGCAGGAACTTCTGTAATTACAGCAACAGACGGAACACATTCAGCAACAGTTACAGTTACAGTTACAGAAGCTACAGAATAAAATAGTATTCTAACATTCACACTCCATAAAGTTTAAGGGGTAGGGCAAATCACCCTATCCCTTATTTTTAAGAAAGAAGGTTTATTTATGGCAATTACTCCAAATACAAATTTAAGACTTTTGAAATGTCCTATTGAAATTGATAATAAAAATCAAATAAAATTTACAAGTAAACAGGCACAATATAACTATTTTAATTCGCTTCCTTCTTTAAATTTAGATGATGAAGATATTTCATATCAAAGAAAAGATAGTATTATCGCTTTTCCTGAACATATTGACAATTTATGGGAATATAACTATTGTATGTATCAAAACGAAAACTATACTGACAAATGGTTTTACTGTTTTATAACTGACATGAAATACGAAAATGACGGTTTAACATATATTACTATTAAAACTGACGTATTTCAAACTTGGCAATTTGATTTAACATTTATGAAATCTTTTGTTGAACGTGAACATGTAAATGATGATACAATAGGGCTTCATACAATACCTGAAAATTTACAACTTGGAGAATACATTGAACAATTAGTAAATTCAAGTGATAAAATTGAATGGAATTCACTACTTACAAATATTGTTGTAGTTTTAGGTGTAAGTGAAGTAGGCGTGGGTGTTACAACTTATCCAAGCGGAAACAAACAATATAATGGTGTATTTAGTGGGCTTACTTATATTACTTTTCCAACATTTTCGGACTGTGCTTCATATATTAGAGCATTACAAAGTTCTGAAACGGAAGATTTAATATATACGGCTTTTCTTGCACCTTTAAGTTTAGTAAATGACGCATTTGAAAATAAATTTACACCTGAAGGATATAATTTTGAAATGGCTTTTGTTCCTTATTCTGCACTTGCAAAAGATATTGCGCAGTGTCATGTAAGTGATGATTTTAAACTTGACAAAAATTATACACCTGTAAATAATAAATTGCTTTCTTATCCTTATCGTTATTTTTTACTTTCAAATAACGTGGGAAATTTTGCAGAATATCACTATGAATTATTTAAACATGACAATAACAATAAAATGCTATTTTATATCATGGGCGCAATAAATAATGGGTGTTCAATTAAGGCTTTTCCTGAAAGCTATAATAAGGCAATTCCAACTGGTGAAAGTTATAGTGAAACTGATATAATGTATAGTTTAGACGCACCAAAACTTCCAACGTGTTCTTGGATAAATGATCCTTATACAAATTGGCTTACACAAAACGCAGTAAATATTCCACTTGATATAATAAAAAATGTAGGACAAATTGCAGTCGGAACAGGTCTTGCAATAGGTACTGCAGGAACTGGTGCAATAGCAGGTGGCGGACTTATTTTAAGTGGTTCAATGGGTATTGCAAATACAATGTCAGAAATATACGAACATAGTCTTGCACCTGAAACTGTAAAAGGTGGTGCAAATCAAGGTGATTTAATTTTTGGACTTCGCAAGATGTTTACACCTGTAAAATTTTCAATAAAAGAAGAATATGCAAAAAATATTGATAATTATTTTTCAATGTTTGGTTATAAAGTAAATGAAACAAAAATTCCAAACCTTACAGGACGCAGAAATTGGAACTACGTAAAAACTATTGATATTAATATTGAAGCAAATATTCCGCAAGCTGACTTAACAGAAATAAAAGAAGAATTTAATTCAGGAATAACAATATGGCATAATACAAATACTTTTCTTGATTATTCGCAAAATAATGATATAATATAAGGTAGGTGATAAAATATGGGAAAAAAGAAAAATTATAGAAACAATTATAAATTCGTTGATAGTTTAATGATAAATGACGCAACCTACGTTGATTATTTAGACAGATTTAAGAAAATTGCGCTTTCTGTCTTTGAATGGACTAACCTTCCAAAATCAATGAATGCAATGTATCTTGAAAAGTGTCTTTATTATTTAGGACAGGCAACACTCTTAAAAGATAAAAACTATGGCTTTATAAATACACGTTGCTCGACAGACGGAAGCTTAAATATATACGGACTTCCTGTTCGTTTTAACTGCTATTCTTATGAATATCAAACAAGCAGGTCTTTATATACAGGCTTAAAACCTAGAACAGACGCACAAAGAGAATACCTAGAAACTAGCGAATGTATTTTAGTTCAAAATAATTGGGAACGTATTCCAACTGCTCGGTTCAATGGAACTTTTTGCATATAGACTTTATGAAGCAGAAAGAAGTTCAGACGTAAATATAAAAAATCAAAAATTTCCAAATATAGTGCTTACAGATGACAAACAATTATTTACACTTAAACAAGTATATTCACAAATTGACGGAAACGAACCTGTAATTTATGCAGATAAAAAGAATTTACAACCTGATAGCATAAAAGTATTACAAACTGGCGCACCTTTTGTCGCTGATAAGCTTCAAGAATATAAAAAGGAAATATTTAATGAAGCATTGACTTTTCTTGGCATTAATAATATAATGGTAGAGAAGAAAGAACGTTTAATTTCAGATGAAGCAAATTCAAATAATGAACTTATAAACTTAAATTTGCAAAGCTATTTAGCGCCACGTCTTGAAGCTTGTAGGCAATTTAATGAAAAATTTAACCTTACAGGAACTGACAAAGAAATAGGCGTGCGTGTACGTTCAGACTTAAAAAATGTAATTAAAAATGCCCAAAGTGTTGTATCCGACTTTAAAGAAACTCAAAATATTGAAGAAATTGATTTAAAGGAAGGTGATAAATAATGGCAAAATATACAATAGAACTTCGTAAAATTTGTGACATATACGGTCGTGAAGTAGTTGAAAATTGGTTCAAAGATTATGATATAAAAAATTATTTAACACCTACGCAAATTGCACAAATTCAAAAATTTAATGTATGGTCAAAAGATAGACTTGCTTCAAAAATTGTTGACCATTATTATATGAAGGAAATAGGTTTTGAAACTCCTGCACTTTTCAAACACTACGCAAAAATCACAATGCAGGAAATAATGGAACGATATTTTCCTAAAATCTATTCAAATTTTCTTGAATATGATCCACTTTCAAACGTTGATTTTACAGAAGTTTACACTAGAGAAATCGTAGGCACAGGAGAAAATGAAGGATCGTCAAATTCGAATTCTTCAAATACTGCAAGTGGTATGAATATAAATAATAATACACCTCAAAAAAGAATTGAAAAACAAGATTTAGAAAGTGGACTTTATGCTTCTTCTACAAATCAAAGTGATACTTCTTCAGAAATTCAAGATAAAACAGACACAAAGTCAAATTCAAAATCAAATACAATAGAAAAATTTACTCGTCATGAAGAAGGTGACAACGGTGTTATTATTACAAATCAAAGACTTGTTAAAGAATTTAGAGAAATAATAGTTGCAATAGATGAAGAAATTATAAATGAATTAAATTCTTTATTTATGGGAATTTATTAGAAGGGAGTTATTTTATGAATAAATTAGATAAATTAAATTTAAAATGTTACCCAAGATCTATAGGCGCACTTCCAAGTTCTTATCTTGTATCTTTAAGTTATGAAGAACAATTACTTTTACTTTGCAAAAAACAAGAAGAAGTTGTTGAATTTATAAATGACGTTTTAGACCAAAAAATAAATGATTATATAACTGAAAGATTTAATGACTTAATGATAAATGCAATGTATGAAGAAGAAACTGAAACACTCGTACTTTCTATTGAAGATAGTGGGGTGTAATTAATGGATATTAGAAATTTAAAAATAAATAATATACTATATAATATCGCAACTACTTGGCGGAAAAATAAAAGGAAATATACTTGACCAAACAGATTTAAAAAATGCACTTGATACAATTTCCGATAATATTCCAACTGACCTTTCTGAACTTTCAAATACTACTACAAAATTTGTAAATGAAACTCAACTTGAAAGTGCAATATCGTCACTTGGAAATGTATTTACACTAAAAGGTTCAGTGCCAAATGTTGAATCTTTACCATCTACTCGGAAATAAACAAGGTGACGTTTATTATGTAGAAAGTGAAAGTGCAGGTTATGTTTGGATAGATGATAACGGTACTTTAAGGTGGGAAATACTTGGAATGACAGTTGATACTTCTAACTTCTTGACAAAATCTGGACTTCTTCAAACTTCAGGAACTTCTACAAATAATACTATGAGCCAAAATGCAATTACTTCTGAACTTGGAAATAAGCAACCTAATTTAGTAAGTGGTACAAATATAAAAACAATTAATAATGAAAGTATTTTAGGAAGTGGAAATATTGAAATAGAAGCTTCTGGAGATATTGAAGAAATTGGAAGTAATACAAATGGAAGTTATATAAAATATAAAAATGGAATTTTAATTTGTTATGGTACATTTTCAAAAAGTATTGCTAATTCAAATTATGTCAATTGGGGTTCTATTAAGACCTATAATATGACAAATGTTCATACTTTTCCAATAAGTTTTATTAGTAAACCAATTTGTATCGTTCAAACTGTTTCTAATTCTGCTACAAACTGGGTTACTTGGTCTGATACTTCTAGTACACAAATAACCGGCATGGGTGTTACTCGCCCAGATGCTCCAGGAAATGCTACTGTATCATATAAATATTATGCAATAGGTACATGGAAATGAAAAAAATATTAATTATAATTATAATAGGAGGTTTACTTATGTATATTTCAAATATAAAATTAGAAAATGAAGTGTATGAAATTAAAGATACTATAGCACGTCAAAAAATTCAAGAACTTACTTCTAATGTAAATAATAAAAATTTTGTTCCAAATATTGAATATATGTTTACTCATCACGAAAATGATGCAACTTTTCAAGGAATGTGTGCTGATAGTCAATTTTATTATTATGCTAGTATAGTAAACAATGCAAATGTAAAAATTTATAAAAGAAGTTTACAATCAAACGAATTGATTAATACTTATGTAGATATACCTTTTGGTCATTGTAATGACATGTGTGTTTTAAATGATATTTTATATTCGGCTGACTTTAAACATGGCAATAATTATTCACGTAAAATATCATATTATAATATGCTAACAAATACTACTGGATCAATAGATGTTTTTGAAATTAATCAAGCTTTAATTAATCAGGGTTATATTAATATTTCAGGAATAAGCGTTTATGATAGTACTCATTTAATTTGTTTACTTAATAAAGACCAAAATGTATATAATAATTTTGGAATATTTTTATTAGATTTATCAAATAATTCTTTCACTCAAATCGAAGTAGAAAATACAAAAAATATTAATATTACTGATTTTTATATGTCTTATCAATGTATTGAATATGTAAACGGAAAATTATTTTTAGTAGCTTCACATCCTACTTATTTAATAGAACTTACAGAAGTCGATAATAAGTTTGAAGTTACACAAATTATAAATATACCAACTCATGATATACTTGGACAAAGTATTGGAGAAATGGAAGGTATTACAAAAGTTCCTGCAAGTTTTAATGGTGAATATACTTTACTTCTTATGTCACAAACTCACAGATTTTCACAAAATAAAATGACTTTAAAATTTTATTGTATAAATCCATTTTATAATTTACCAAATACAGCAAAACGTATTGGATTTGAACTTACTTATCCAAATTTACAAAATAATATTATAGTAAAAGCAAATTCAAGTAATTATTATGAAGATGGTACTGCAGATTATCCTTTTAAAGATTTATTATCGGCAATAGAATGTTCACAATTTTCTACAATAAAAACTGGAAAACAAATTTTGATATATGCAGGACAATATGATATAAGTCAATTAAGAAACTTTAATAATTTTGCAGTTGCTTCACAAGAAGAAGGCGTAATATTTAATGGTTCAATGTCATTTAATAATTGTCAAAATGTATATATAGGTGGTGCTTATACAATAACATTTAATACTCAATTTTTTCACACTACTAATTCAAAAATTACATTTAATAATATAATACTAAATGAAACTGGAACAAATACTCTTACAATGGAACTTGGATCTGTTGTTAAATTTATAAATTCAGTTGCAAATCTAACTAATTATTTTGTAGTAATTTCAAATTCACACTGCGATATTGAATTTTCTACAATTCAAAGAACAAATTCGCAATATCTATTTAATGTAACAAGTGGAACTTTAATTTGTAGAAATAATAATGTACTTCCAGCAAATATTGGAAGGGGTGCAGGTGGAATAGTACAATATGCAGGATATATAAACGCACCACAATAAAAAATTTCTTAACAAAATAACAAAAAGGTATTGACAAATTTTATTAAGTAATATATAATGGTATAGTAGAAAAAGATAGAATATTTAAGTGAACATAATATCCCTAAACAGAA